AGTTCCGGGCTGCGATCACGCTGCCCGTGCTTTAGGAGCGTGCAGTGTCGTCTACAACGCAGTACACGACCTTTTCTGACCTTTACACGGCGCTCCAAGTAGCGGCCCGTGTCACGACCGGGGTCACTGCGACCGAAACCATTGCGAAGCGCCTCATCAACGCGGCGCTCCACGACATGCACATCGGGACGGACTACCGCTTCCCGTGGGCCGAACGCTCTGCACTTCTGCGGACCCAGGCCGAGTACACGACCGGGACCGTGACTGCGACAAAGGGCTCAACGACCCTGACCGGCTCGAGCACCCTTTGGAATACGAACAACGACTTCACCGTCAAGAACATGCGGGCCAATGGCAAGGTCCGGATTGCCGGGGGATTGACGCCCTACACGATCACCGCGATAGGTAGCGATACCTCGGCCACGCTCTCGACTGCGTTCGTGGAGACGACGACCTCCGGAGCGACCTACGTCTATTACGAGGACGAGTACGACCTCGCCACGGATTTCCTGCGGCCCGTGGACCTGCAGCGGTTCTCGGACCAGGTCCCGATTGATCTGGTGGGCAGGACCGAATTTCGCAGGCGGTATCCGGCGAATTCGACCACTGGCCGGCCCTCGGTTGCCACGCTCATCGACGCAGCGCCTAGCGGAAACACGACTCCGGTTCGCAGAGTCCGGTTCCATCCGCCGCCCTCGACGAACCTCATCATCCCGTACACCTACATCACCGGGTATCTGGCGGTGAGTTCGACAGGGGTAGCAGCGGCGAACCTTTCTGGGGACACGGACGAGCCGATCGTTCCGCTTCGCTACCGCGGGGCGATCTTCTATCATGCGCTTGCCGCTTGGTATCGGGACCGCAAGGACGATACCCGGGCTGGAGAGGCGAAGGCCGAATACACGGACCTGATGGTCCGGCTCATGTCGGATGTGGAAGTCGGAGCGAATCGCCCGCAAATCCGGCCTCGCGTGTCCAGTTATGTGAGAAGTGCCAGGCGCCCGTGGTCAGGTGGCAGCGGCCGCCGCTACGATACCGGTGGGCGTTTCGACAGAATGGAGTGACGATGCAGTTCTAAACTTATCTGCATCTCGCGGATGTACCGCGAGAGGTTTTCATTGGCGTGTCGCGTTATGAATTTTAATGAGATGAGAAGTGTGGCGTGGACGACTCTGGTTGAGGCGATGGGATTTTCTGTGGCAACCGACTCGACGCTCCTGCTGCAACTAAAGACTTACACGGTTTCGACGCTGCCTGATGCGGCGACGTATCCGCGCGGGGTAATCTACGTTTCTGACGAAGCGGGCGGTGCGACGCTCGCCTTTAGCGATTCAAGCGTCTGGCGTCGGGTTCAGGACCGAGCACAGGTGAGTTAGTGGCTTCCAAATCAACAGTTTTGCGCCATTTTTTTGGTGGGGGTTGGGCTACCGACCTCGGGCCTTCCGTTGACGCGGTGCCCGACCAATCCGGCCGGGTTGTGATTCCGTTCCTGACCGATGCGAACAACTGCCTCTTTGAACTGGATGGCGGACCTCGCAAGATCGGCGGCACGACGAAGGTCAATAGCTCGGCAGTCGCATCCGGGGCCGTTGTGACGGGCGTATTCGACTACTGGCGGCAGGGCACTGGCGGAAGCCCGGCACGGCGCCGGATTCTCCACGCCGGCACGACATGCCTTGCCGATACCGATGATGCCAGTTTCGTAACGACGATTGGCTCAGGGCTTGAAAGCGGGAAAGTCCCGTCCTACTTCACGTTCGACGATCTGCTGATCTTTTCTTCCGACTCTACGACCGACGTTCCGCGCTCCTGGGATCAGACGACGGCGCAGAACCTCGCCGGGACTCCCCCGCGATTCAGCTTCGGCTGTGCCCACAAGAACCGGGCCTGGGCAGCCGGGGTCTACGCGAATCCCTCACGGCTTTACTACTCGGCGAACACGGACCCGGAAGATTGGAGCGGGGCAGGGTCAGGCTCGATCGACATCGACCCGAACGACGGGGACATGATTACCGGGCTTCGCAGCCACAAGAACGATCTATGGGTGTTCAAGGGGCCGAACAATGGCTCCATTCACCGGATCACGGGTTCAAGCCCTACCGGCTCGGATGCGTTCGCCAGGATCAACTTCGTCAACGGCATCGGGGCTTGCTGGCACAACGCCATCTTCCCGTTCGCTGACGATATTGGCTACGTCAGCCAGTACGGGTCGGTCCACAGTCTCGCAGCGACTGCGGCTTATGGCGACTTCCTGCAAGCGAGCCTGTCACTTCCGATCAACATCGGCGGGATTCGGCAACGACTGAACTACAACCGGCTGCGCTACATCACGGCGGCGACCGATCCCCTGACAGGAGTCGTTTACATCACCGCGTCTTGGGATGCGAGCACGACCAACAATGCGGTCCTTGCGATGGACTTTCGCAGGGCTCCGGACCTTATCCGCTGGTCACGCATTGCCGCTTATGAGGCAGGGAGTCTCGGGCTTTTCGTGGACACGAACGGCAATCGCCGGGTTCTGGCTGGTGGCAACGATGGCTACGTGCGCAGGCTGAACATCGCGGATCGCTCCATTGATACCTCTACCGCGATTTCCTACAAGGTCACGACGCCCTACATGAACTACGGGCAGCCGTGGATAATGAAAACCGGAGGCCCGTTCTCGATTGGGATCGGCAAACGCGGGGCAGGAAATATCACCTTCGGCTGGAAACGGGATAAGAACGCGCAACAGACCGCAACGCTTGCGCAAAGCGGCGGCGATCTGCTCGGGCCTACAACTGGTAGCGCCTTCACGCTCAATACCTCGATCCTGTCCGCAGGACGGCATGGGGATGTTTTCACGGAAGCCGAGGAAGGCGGGGAGTTCCGTTCGATTCAGTTTCAGGTTACGCAAGCAGGACTGAACCAGGACGTTGAACTGCATACCATCTCGGCGCAAGTGTCGCCGAGCGGAATAAGTACTGAGAACTGAAATGCCAAGACCCAGAAAAACTTTCGTGAAAGTTGGCACTCGGTATGGGCGACTTGTCGTGACAGGGCCTATCGTGGGGCGAGATGTCGCGGTGCGCTGCGACTGCGGCATTGAGAAATCCACGAACCTTTACAGCGTATTGCGCGGCGAGACTGTTTCGTGCGGTTGCCATAGGGCTGAACAAGCATCCAAGCGCAGGTTTAAGCATGGGCTTTCGCACACACCAGAGTTTTCAATCTGGAACACGATGCGAGAGCGTTGCAACAATCTGAAACATATCAGCTATCCACGTTACGGCGCATTGGGCGTTACCGTTGCGCCAGAGTGGGGTGACTTCGCGCGATTCATTGCGGACATGGGACCGCGTCCGAGC